TTTTGAAGATGTAGAAGAATTTGCGTCATTAAGTACAGTTGCTGAAGAATATAGTGGTGAAGATTTAACAGATGAATTAGAAGCAGCAGCACTTAAATTAGGATTTTCATTAGAAGATTTAACATAATATAACACCCCAACATACCACACAAAATCATCTAAGGTCCAATTTTTGGGCCTTAGTTTGGCCTCACATAATGTGTTCATTATATTATAGAATAATAATAGTTTTAAATTACACAAATATACAGTTATGGATTTATCAGAAATCAAATCGAAGCTTGCGAAACTACAAGCTAAACCCGGTTCAAACAAAACCGACAAGAAAAACTCAGGTTGGAAACCATCAATCGGAAAACAAAATGTTCGTATTGTACCTAATAAGTATAATAAGAAAAACCCATTCACAGAATTATATTTCTACTATGGTATTGGCAAAAAAGTAATGATCTCTCCTTTATCATGGGGTGATAAAGATCCAATTGCTGAATTTGCAAAACAATTACGTAGTACAAATGACAAGGAAAATTGGAGATTAGCTAAGAAATTAGATCCAAAAATGAGAATTTTTGCTCCTGTTATTGTTAGAGGTGAAGAATCAAACGGAATTAAGTTATGGCAGTTTGGTAAGGAGTTATATATGGACTTCTTAAATTTAGCTGATAACGAGGACGTAGGAGACTTTACAGACGTAGCAGAAGGTAGAGACATTATTATTAATACAGTAGGACCAGATGTAACTGGTACACAGTATAATAAATCAACAATTATGGCTCGTACAAAAGTTACTCCATTGTCTGAGGATGCTAATCAAATTCAAAATTGGTTAGATGAACAACCAAATCCAATTGAAGAGTTTAAAAAGTATTCATTCGACGAAATGAAAGCATCTTTACAAGAGTGGTTAACACCTGAAGAAGCAGAAGAAGGTTCAATCATTGATGATGAAGTTACTACTGAAGACAAAACAGATGACTTACCTTGGGAAGCAGCTCCTAAAACTCAAAATTACACTTTAACAGCTAAACCAGCACCTAAAGCAAGTAAATTTGATTCATTATTTGATGACGAAGACTAATAACTAAACAAAATGGCTAAAAAAGACACATCACTAGCAGCAGCGGTATCTGCTGAGTTGAGAGGTAGCTTTGACTTAAATAAATTCAAGGAAAAGAAATTATTAAGTTCAAATGTGAAATTCAAAGATCAAAAATGGATACCATTATCTAAAGCATTTCAAGATGTAACTTCGGTTCCTGGGATTCCTCAGGGTCATATAGTCCTACTAAGAGGTCATAGTGATACAGGTAAAACAACAGCGTTAATTGAGGCCGCAGTAGCTGCTCAAAAACAAAAAGTATTACCTGTATTCATTATTACTGAGATGAAGTGGAATTGGGAACACGCAATTCAGATGGGATTAGATGTTAAAACAATTGTAGACGAATCAACTGGAGAAATTTTAAATTTTGAAGGTAATTTTATTTATGTAGATAGAGAAACATTACATACAATTGAAGATGTAGCAGCATTTATTTTAGATTTATTAGACGAACAGAAAAAAGGTAATTTACCATATGATTTATTATTCTTATGGGATTCAATTGGTTCTATACCATGTGAATTATCAATTCGTTCAAATAAAAATAATAATGAGTGGAACGCAGGTGCAATGAGTACTCAATTTGGAAATAGTGTTAATCAAAGAATTACATTATCAAGAAAAGAGAGTTCAAAATACACTAACACATTAGTTTGTATCAATAAAGTATGGACAGCTAAAGCTGAAATGCCTATGGGTCAACCAAAACTAATGAATAAAGGTGGATTTGCAATGTGGTTTGACGCTACGTTTGTAGTAACATTTGGTAATATTTCAAATGCGGGAACATCTAAAATTAAAGCAATTAAAGATGGTAAGCAAGTAGAATTTGCTAAACGTACAAACATCCAAATTGATAAAAATCACATTAACGGAGTTCAATCAAGAGGTAAAATCATTATGACACCTCATGGATTCATTAACGATACTGAAAAAGAATTAAAATCTTATAAAGACGCTCACGCGAAAGAATGGATGAAAATTTTAGGCAGTTTAGATTTTGATGTCTTTGAAGAAGAAGAGGGATTTGAAGGGACTGATGTATTTTCACAAGAACCAGAATAGAAAATGAATACAGATGAATTATTTAAACTTCTTGGTAATGTAACTCAAGAAGTAAAGGACGAGCCTACCTCAAATAAACACTCTAGAGTAGTTCTAGTAGACGGATTAAATTTGTTTTTAAGAAACTTTGCTGTATTAAATTATATTAATTCAGAAGGAGTACATATAGGAGGTTTAGGTGGATTCTTAAGATCATTAGGATTTCTGATTAACAATATTCAACCAACATCTGTATATCTAGTATTTGACGGTATAGGTTCTTCCAATAACAGGAAGAACTTATTACCCGAATACAAATCAGGAAGACATCAAACACGAGTTACTAATTGGGATACGTTTGATGATTTAGAAGATGAAAATATTTCTAAGTATAATCAAATTGCTCGTCTAATTCATTATCTAAAATGTTTACCTGTTAAAACAGTAGCAATAGATAAAGCAGAAGCAGACGACTTAATAGCTCATTTAAGTACTCATTTAGCTTCAACTCATGATTCTAAAGTTTATATAGTATCTTCAGATAAAGATTTCTTACAATTAGTAAATAAAAATATTATTGTTTACTCTCCAATTGAAAAAGATTTCTATGATAGTAAAACTGTAAAGAGTAAGTTTGGCACTCCGCCTGAAAATTTTATCTTATATAAAACACTATTAGGAGACAATTCAGATAAAGTACCTGGTGTTAAAGGTTTAGGTAAAGGAAAAATATTTAAATTGTTTCCTGAATTACAAACTGAAATATTAACATTAGATGATATTTTTAAAATTAGTGCTGAAAAATATAAGGAACATATTATCTATTCTAGAATAGTGTTTGAAGAAGATTCAATACGAAATTGTTTTAAAATTATGAATCTAGCAAAACCAATTATAGATGATAATGAGAAACAGTTCCTAGAAGAACTAATAATAGAAAACGCGCCAGATTTAAGAGCAGGTGATTTCTTAAAATTATACCATGAGGATGGAATGGGTTTTACAATTAAAAATGTAGAACATTGGTTACCTAGCAATTTCAATATACTAAATAGTTACAAATAAATAAGTTATGACATTACAAACGATAGATCAGTATGGGACGGGATTTCAAATTAAAGTTATATCAGCTTTATTAACTCGTAAAGAATTTTTAGTAAATATCCATGATTTATTGACTGACGAATATTTTTCAAACCAAGGTCACAAGTGGATCATTAAACAAATTCTAGATTACTATTACAAATACCATACAACACCAAGTATGGAAGTACTTAAAGTTGAGTTAAAAAAATTAACTAACGAAGTATTACAAGTATCTATTAAAGAACAATTAAAAGAAGCATATACATCATCAGACGATGATTTAGAATATGTAGAAAATGAATTTGCTAATTTTTGTAGAAACCAACAGCTGAAGAGAGCTCTGTTAAACAGCGTTGATTTACTTAACGCCGGAGATTATGACTCTATTAGGTTATTGGTTAATAACGCGCTTAAAGCGGGACAAGACAAAAATTTAGGCCACGAATACAATAAGGATACTGAGTCTCGATATAGAGAAGATAATCGTTCATTTGTTCCAACACCTTGGGAACACTTAAATGTATTATTACAAGGTGGTTTAGGAGGAGGTGATTTAGGTATTATATTTGGTAATCCAGGTGGAGGTAAATCATGGTCATTAGTTGCATTAGGTGGTCATGCTGTTAAAATGGGTTACAATGTATTACATTACACACTTGAATTAGGCGAAGATTATGTAGGAAGACGTTATGATGCGTTTTTTACTAACCAGCCTGTACAAAATATTGCAAAACATAGAAAAGAAATCGAAGATATCGTACCAAAATTACCAGGTAATTTGATTATTAAAGAGTTTGCGATGGGTAAGGCAACAACATCAATGGTAGAGTCGCATATTAAAAAATGTATCGAATTAGATTTCAAACCTGATTTAGTTATTATTGACTATATTGACTTATTACGCTCTAAACGTTTAAAAGGTGAACGTAAGGATGAAGTTGATGATTTATATGTAAGTACTAAAGGATTAGCAAGAGAATTAAATCTACCAGTTTGGTCAGTATCTCAA